TTTCATAATAAAACCGGGATGTCTCATGCAAATATTTATAATTGGATAAAATGGGGATTCATACCGATTGTTTCTCAGATTAAGATTGAAAAGTTAACCAAAGGGAAATTAAAAGCCGATATGGATGCTTTTTTAACAGAGGATTGACATGGAAATCATGGATATAAAGGAAAAGGCCAAGGATTTGCTTAATGCACTGGCAAATTCAATCTTAGAGCGTGATGCGAATTTGCATTCTTTTAGTTTTAGCGGTGCCGAGGTTGGTGTGGCCATGGAGTGGCTATCATTGTTTATTGACGAAATAAAAGACAGGTCAAATGAAAATGTTTGAATTTGATAAAGAATTTATAGGATTCATATTGCGACAAAGCATTTCATTTTTAGATTTTGATAAATTTTATGAGTTGGGTCTTGATAAATCATTTATGCTTGCATGCCTGCATACATATTATATTAATAAAAAAAGGAATGATGAAATTGTTTATATTGATGGTAATGCAATGTGCCATTTTGATGCTTGTGAATTTTATCTTTTGCATCCGTTATGGTCGGAATACAACGGACGGCGTATAATTGAGGAATTGCATAATTTGGCGATACTTATATTATGTAATCCGCAGAGTCAGAGATTTTTATTTTGTTTTAATCCAATTTTAGAATTAGAGGCGACTAATGAGTATGTAATAGAAGAATAAAAACGGCATCCTGCCAAAACCTTAGATGATTCTCAAGTTCATTTAAGGAATTCCAACAATGTGCTTCAGCGGCACTAACATAACGAGGCTAGTATATCATGTCCGATAAAATAATACATATAGAAAAATACGATATTAATTCCTACGAAAAACAACAAAAACCTTACGCTATGATTTTGACTGATGTTATCCAGCGTATACCTTCAAATAGAATACAAGAGGGTTTTTTATGGATTTTCCTAGAAAGTCTCCCCCCCACTTGGAAACCAAATAAATATCATATTATGCAACATTTTAATATTTCCGAGCGTACATATATCCGCTGGATGTCCTGGTTAAACACCGTTAAATTAATTGAATATCGTCAAAATAGATTTCCTGGAGGTTCTTTTGGCAAGGGTGATTTAATTGTTTTATCTGGCACCCAATTCAATGTTGAATTAGAAAATAAAGGTACTGTCAAAATTGGCGGTACGGTTGTAAATAAGAAAAAAGACAAAGTTATCCACAATTTTGATGATCACCGAACAGCCAAATTTGGCGGTACGGTTAAACCTTCTACAGCCCGCACCAGTACTGAGGATTCCAGCTTTTCACCGAACAGCCAAAAAACCGTATCTCGGCAAAATGCCATACATATAAATAAAACAATAAAAGATATAAAAGATATTAAAAAAACAAACAATGACTATGCTGTTTTTTTGGACAAACCTATTACCCCTCCCCAAAATAGTTCCAAAGCCAGCTATTCACCTTATTCAAAAACGTCAGCGCCTTTTGTTTCTGTTTTTTCTGACACCCAATCTGTTAAAGACCACCTCGAGAGAGTCATTGCTAATCGTCAAGATCCCGTGGATGAAGATTTACAACTTCAAGGTATTTATTACGCGTTCGAAACGAATCCAGATAAAAGTTTTGATTCAGTTAACAAACGCTTAAATATTTTTTTAAAAAAAATAAGACAAGGTCTTTGGTTAATACCACAAGGCTATAATGGGATTACGAGTCAATCGATAAGAGATAAAGAAATTGAAGATCAATTAAAAAAACGGGAACAGTATCAACAAGAGGCACTTGCTTATCGGCTAATATGCACTGCTAAAGCGGACGGATCTGGTTACAAAGGATTTATGGAGGCATTTAGTAAACTAAAACTTGATAATCAAAATCTTGTTTCTTACCACGATTTGAAAAAAATTGGAGCACCTTAACGTGATTACAAAACGCGACTGCAAGAGCATGATATTAAAATCAGCAATAAAAAACGGCATTAGTCCAGCTCTCATAGCCTCACAACTCTTGAGCAATGATGACAAAGACGATATGCTCAATGGTCTTCTGACTCAAGACTTACTAGATTTACATGTGAAGTTGTTTTTTGAGAAAGCTCCAAATTTGCGTTTTGGGGCACGATAGGTGATGGGTGGCTGTGTTGGTATGGGTGGGGAGGGTATCTCGCCTAGAAACTGGGTTTTTGGGGCTTTTAAGGGATTATTTGATATGGCGCAAGGTACTGTAATGTGGTTTAATGATAAAAAGGGATTTGGATTCTTGAAATCGAGTGACAACAAGGAATATTTCGTTCACCAATCTGATATAAAAATGAGCGGGTTCCGGTCTCTGCAAGAGGGCGCAAAAGTGTCATTCACCCCCGCAACTTCGCCCAAAGGGACAGTTGCTAGGGATGTCGTGCCTATTTGACTATCGATGTTTAACTGCGAGTCCTGCTGCATCTTTCGCATTTATCATGCAGGCTTTGACGATATGCATTAAGTGATGGGTTAAAAGTCATAAGGTATCTGTGTCCTTTTAGCCAGCATTTTAATAATTTAATCATCGTTATCCCCTTCAAGCCTGTCGAAGCATCGAAGGTATTGTCGGCAAAAGTCCGCGAAGCATCTTGCGGCGTTGGGATGGACGCCTTTTGATTCGTATTTTGCCTCTGTGCTAAACATATCCTCTATGACTAAATCATAACCGTGTTTTTTGTTTTTTGTTACCCATATGTCGTGGTCTTCGCCCATGAGGGTTCCCAGTGAGATAACTGCACAATCTCTACATTCCCTTTCTATATCCATCGCATAATCCTTATGAGAGTTGATAAATTTATATATCATGATATTATCCTGTTGAAGGTAATTATTTCTGGGAGGCAGCCTGTTAACTGCCCCCTGTTTAATTTATATTACTTGTGAAAATAATTTACAATTGCTGGCAATAATATTCCTCCTGCTACTAATGTGATTAATGTATTGAGCTTATAGTTCATTTTATTTCCTAGATGTTATAAAAGCATTATTCTAAGCTCGTGATCGGTGTATTCTTCTTTGTTCATTTTTTATCCCACTATTTATCGTAAGCGACAGATTCCAATTCCTCTAAACTTTGACATTTATATTTTTCTGCTAATGCTTTAACAAACTTTGCTGTTCGAGCTGCATTCATCTGAGAATGTGGATATTTTTCTGATGGCTCTCTAACATCTAATAACTCATAATCTTTTACATAAAATCTGCGAGATTTATCAAATTTACCGCGCGGATTTTTTTCCCTTTCTTTTAATTTGATAAAAACGCTTTTAATTTCATCCATTGTGATAGTTGTTATCTTTTGTTCATGTTCAATTATCGATTGTTTTAGTAATTCGAAGTTTATATTTTGCTTTTCACATTCTTTTATTAATATTTTCATGCTTGTAGGATTTGTGTAATCATAATCTTTTTGTAATTGTTCAAAATTTTCATCATTGAATGATAGTTCTATTATAATATCTTTTGCATTGTACATATTTTATCCTCGGTTAATTTAAAAGCTGCCTGTACGGCAGTGTATAATATAAATATGATTTTCTAAGCTGCCTGTACGGCAGTTATTCATTGCTCGTTAATAAACATAAAATTCTTTCGGCATTATTTCTTCAGCAACCCAATAATTCGAACGTGCTGATTTTTTATATTTATTATTTCTTGATATTTTTCCTATTTTAGAATTACATAAGCACCATTTTCTATTAGCATCTATTTCTTCTTTTGATCTACTATATGCATAAGTTACTGATTGACCATTTTTTAATTCTGTATTTATTTCTGCTATTACGTTATTGTTGTTGATTATGTATGCGCAAGTTTTCATTTTTTTATCCTCTTGTTTTGTTGTTGATGTGGTAATAATACAAATGTTTGTCTAATGCGTCAAGCATTTATATAAAATAATTTTAAAATATTTTTTGCATTGTTAAATAATTGTGTTATTGTATAAATACATTACTAAAACGGAGTAATTGAAAATGGAAAATATGATTAAAGATTACACGTCAAATATAGCAGACGAAGGCAACACTCATTACAATGGCGTGCCCTCAATGTATGGAAGAATGGTCGAAGATCAGAACAAAAAGCAGCCTGATTACTGCTGGCCAGGTGCTGACGATGGGCAAATGCACGGCGAACACAGAAATGAACAGAAAGGCCCATAAGGTAGCGACACTAAAATGATCAAAGGTGGCAAACAACCTCATCAAATATACGATGACTCACTATGCGAGCCAGCCGTAGAAATTTTATCAAACGGCAAAAGCATATCTCGTCTTGCAACTACTCTCGGCGTTTGTCGTGATACTATATATGAGTGGCGCGATAAACACCCAGAATTTGCTCTTGCATTAAAGCGTGGCAGAGATGCAGCCCAAGCGCGATGGGAAGATATCGGCGAAGATGGCATAATGGGTGAGATCAAAAATTTTTCAGCGAGCGCTTGGATCTTCACGATGAAAAATCGATTTCGAGCAGACTACGCTGAAGATAAAGAACACAAAACAGTCAATGACTCAATCGTCGAACAGTTACTATTAGGCAAAAAGCAACAAAATGAAACTACGTAGTTTTAATGACATATGCATGCTTATAAGATGTTTTTTGCTCGGACACTACTTCATACTAGAGTCTAACGCATCATCACTTTGCAAATGCATTCACTGTGGAAAAATTGAACAAGCTTAAGGCATTACATGTCAAGCGACCAACTCATCACTATTTTAAAATCACTTCCACTCTTCGCCGAATACTTTTTAAAAATCAGAACAAAATCAGGCTCAATCGAGCCTTTTGTCTTTAATAGAGCGCAACTCTATTTACATCAACGCTTAGAAGCACAAAAAGATGCGACAGGCAAAGTGCGGGCACTCATCTTAAAAGGTAGACAGCAAGGATGCTCGACTTATGTGCAAGCGCGTGACTTTCATATCGTCACTACAAATAAAGGCAAGAAAGCATTTATCTTAACGCACGAAGCCGAAGCTACAAAAAACTTATTTGATATGACTAAACGTTATTACGATTCCTTGCCCGATGGGCTCGTTCCAAAACCTGATTCATCCAGCGCTAGGGAGCTAAACTTTAGGGGCCTAAATTCAGGTTACGCAGTAGGGACGGCAGGCAATAAATCAGTTGGACGCTCACAAACAATTCAAATATTTCATGGCAGTGAAGTAGGCTATTGGCCGAACGCCGAAGAGCATGCTAAAGGTATATTGCAGGCTGTCCCGAATGAAACAGGAACTGAGATTATATTAGAGTCAACAGCTAACGGCATAGGTAATTACTTCTACAATATGTGGATTTCGGCTACAAGTGGACAATCAGGATTTCAAGCAATATTTATCCCCTGGTATTGGCAGCCCGAATATAAATCGCATGATAAAGACGATTATTTGCATCCGCTCACAGACGAAGAGCAAGAGTTTTTAGGTGTTTATAGTAAGGACGGATTGACGAGAGAACATTTGTTTTGGCGTCGCAAAAAGTTGTTAGAGTTTAGCAACGACTACGAGACAGCTCGCGAGCTATTTAACGTTGAGTACCCGATGACGGCGTTAGATGCTTTTCGAAATCCTGTTGCCGACCGATTTATAAAAGCCGATTATGTAAACAGGGCTCGCAAGCAAAAGGTAGATACTGAATCTCCTTTAGTTATTGGCGTTGACCCGGCAATTTCTGATCATGATCGCACGGCAATAATTCGACGAAAAGGCAGGCTCGCATATAATATAGATACACATTACAATCTAAATACGATGGAACTTGTTGGATTAGTGAGGCGTATTATAGATAAGGAGAGACCTTCTAAAGTTTGTATTGACTGTATCGGCATAGGAGCTGGCATCGTCGACAGATTGCTAGAGAT